ATGAATTTAAACATAGAATTTATTGTGCAAATAAAGATAAGATAGAATCATATTCAAGTAAAGAAGAAAATGCAGCAAAAAAACTTGTTAAGAAATTTGGTGAATGTGGTTCTGCTTCATATGACTAAACCCCTCGTACATAACTCTAATTCGAGCCGTATATTATAAAGTACATTATTCGTAGTTTTCCGAAATATAAATTATATTTATAAGAGAATAATTATATAGATAGGAAAACATATGCAAACACAGTTACTCTGTACTTTTACAACCAAAGAGGAACTTCAAAATACCCTACAACTTATAAGAGAGACATATCACATAGTTTACAACTATATTTATGTTCTGCAAAATAAGGGGAATTTGGACGAACTTTTTGTAACTTATAATATAGATACACAATATAAACCAGAGAAACCTTTGGAAAATACTATATTAGTACATCGTAAAAAACAAAGTAACACTCTTTATACCATTAACGCACTAAACGAATTAGTAAAAGAAGAAAACAATGGTGTATTGGATAAATCATTTTCTATCGATTGGGATAAATTCAAAAACTCAATCATCGTTACCAATGTAGAAGGCACAAAAAAGATTTCTACAAGAATCTTCGAGGTAATAGAATTTAATCAAAAATAATTCACTTTTTATTTGGATTTCTCATTTTTTTTTCGTATATTTACATTGTAAATAAATTAAAACTTAAAAATATGAAATCACAATTTGAAATTTGGTTAGAAAAAGTTAACGAAAAAAGAAAAAAGTATTGGGATGCCAATTACGATTACAAAGAATACGAACCCCTATCAATATCAAAAGGTAAAAAATACATGAAAATTATAGATGGTTCCTCAGTATGGGCTTTTGTTTCCATGTTTGAAGGTGTAAATAAAGGTTCACTTGTGTTAAAAGGTGATTTATTGAAACCTGCAAGTTGGAACTCTCCAGCTAAACATTCAAGAGGTAATATCTTTGATGGTAGTGATAAGTGGAATTTTTATGGACCAAATTATTTATAAACTATGAAAGTACTAATAAAACCTGAAATTACAAAACCTTGGTCAAAAGAAATGTATGATTACAATGACAAGGTAGCTGATATGATGAAAGATGAGATTCAAAACCAACTTGAATCAGCATATTCATCTCAAAACGAAAATAAGATAAACGAATTAGTAACACTATGTGGTGGTATTAAATTCGGTGAAGGATTCGATATCGAAGAGATGTATGAATCTTGTTTAGAAGAACTCACTATGGTTCAAAACTATTGGTTAAACGAAGAGTGGGATTACGCAGTTAAACAGAATGTTGTTAGAGATGTGGTTCCTTATAAATTTGTTGGTTATGACAAATAGTTGGTATTATAGAGAAATGGGTAGTAGAGATAAGAAAGGAAATCTTAAATATTACCAAGTAAGAGTTACTGATTACAAGATTGATGATTGTGAATGTATGGCAAGACAATTTAGACCCCATTCACCTTGTAAACATATGAAAAGATTAAAAGAAAAGTTATCACACCTAGCAATATAATGAAAAACAAAATTTGGTTTTTTGGTGATTGTTTCACATGGGGTTGGGGATGTTATCCTGAAGAACCTTATTATGAATATAAAAAAGAAGGTGATGAGATATGGACTACATTGGTTTCTAATCATTTTAAAATGGATGAAGAGAAACCTTGGTATGGTTCAGGTGCATTACCATGGATTGTAAATCTTTATATTGATAATATGGATAAAATGGAATCAGGTGATTTTGTTGTAATAAGTGATACTTTACCACATGGAGTTCTTTCTTATAATAAAGGTAAGGATAAGGTTTCATCTTATCAATCTTTTAATTTTGATGATTATGATGGTTGGATTAAAGAAGAAGATAAAACTAACACATTACCTTATATAACTCATTACATAAATGGTAAGGAAGAAAAGTGGGTAGATTACTATAATAATCACATATCAAAAATAGCAAATGAACTTTTAAATAGAAATATCAAAACATTTCAATGGTCTCACCACCTTTGGAAGTATGAAGAAAAGTTTGAAACAATCACACAAGCAACTGAAAATAATATAATAGACCCTCACTTTAGTTGGTTAGGACATAAAGATATGAGTAAATATATCATTGATTTAATTACAAAAGATAAATATATCGGAAAAAAAAGTTTATTTTAATTTGGATAATTAAAAATAATTTCGTATATTTGTATAACAAAAAATAAAATTTAACTATATGGCAGTAAAACAAAAAACAAGAAAACATAAATTCGAACCTAAAATTGTAGAACCTCAATATGATGAAGTTGTTGCATATGATAATCCAGAAGTTGTTGCAGAGATGGAAAAACAATGGCCTGAGATGACACAAGAATTTAAAAGAATAATGTTCACTCAATATGAACTATTTTGTTTAAAACAATCAAACTATGGGCCAGATAATATTTCTGTTGGTTCTGATTTGGTAAAAGAAGAAGATAGAAATGTTGCACTAACAGGTCTTTGGTTTAGAATGAATGATAAAGTTCAAAGATTAAAACAATTGGTAGTACTTGGAAAGAAAGATAATGTAGGAGAAAAATCAGAAGATACATTCCAAGATTTATCAGTTTATGGTATCATTGCACAATTAGTTGCTAATGGTAAATGGGCAAAATAAAAGATTAAAATAACTCAAAAATTCGGTGTATTTTTTGAGTTTTGTTATATTTATATATACACCGAGTGTTGTAAGTTTAACACTCAAAACTTAAACTTAAAATTTAATTTAATAACATTTAAAAGGAGTAATTATGGCACTAGACATTAATGCAATCAGAAGTAGACTGAACAAACTACAAAACACACAAAGAAAAACAGATGCTTTGTGGAAACCAACACCAGGGAAACATACTGTAAGAATCGTTCCCTATAAGTTCAACAGAGATAATCCTTTCATTGAACTTTATTTTCACTATAACATTAACAACAAAACTTATTTATCACCACAATCTTTTGGTAGACCAGACCCTATTGTAGAGTTTGCAGATAAACTAAAAAGAATGGGAGATAAAGATGATTGGAAAGCTGCAAAAGCTATGGAACCAAAGTTAAGAACTTTTGTACCTGTTATCGTTAGAGGTGAAGAAGGTGAAGGAGTTAGATTTTGGGGATTTGGTAAAACTGTATATCAAGAGATTCTTGGTTATATTGCAGACCCAGATTATGGTGATATCACCGACCCAACAAGTGGTAGAGATTTAACAATCGAATACAAATCAGCAGAACAGGCTGGTACTACTTATCCAACTACCACTATTAGAGTTAAACCAAGTGAAACACCATTGAGTGAGGATACAGATAAGGCAACTTCATTTATTGAATCACAAACTGAAATTACAGATTTATATTCTGAATTATCTTATGATGAATTAAAATCAGTTCTTGAAGGATGGTTGAATCCAACTGCAGAAGGTAAAGATGACTCAGTTTCTCAAGAAACTCTTTCTACACCAAAAACAGAAACTACTACAACATCTCATGATATGGGTGGTTCAGTAGAAACAAAATCAGATTCTAAGAAAACTGATGATGTTGCAGCTGCATTCGATGACTTGTTTAACAATTAATATCAAACTATATGGCGAAAAAGAAAGCAAAAGAGCTTGACCTAGCAGATGTTCTTGCAGGTGAGCTTAACAAATATTCCAAAGACCAAAAAGTAGCATACTTCCTTGATTCAGATGAAGCACCTACAAATGTAGAAGGGTGGATATCGACTGGTTGTGCTATGTTGGATGTTGCTGTTTCTAATCGTCCTTATGGTGGTTTACCTGTTGGTAGAATCACAGAAGTTACAGGTTTGGAACAAAGTGGAAAATCACTACTATCTGCACATTTATTAGCAGAAACACAAAAACAAAATGGTGTTGCGGTATTGATTGACACAGAAACTGCAGTAAGTAGAGAATTCTTAGAGGCTATCGGTGTTGACGTCTCTAAACTTCTTTATGTATCAGCAGATTCAGTTGAACAAATCTTTGATTTTACAGAAACTATCATCGAGAAGGTGAGAACTACCGATAGAGATAAATTGGTCACTATTGTAGTAGATTCAGTTGCAGCAGCATCAACTAAGAATGAGTTGGCTTCTGATTACAACAAAGATGGATATGCTACTGATAAAGCAATTATCATAT